CATCCGTGCGCCGCCTTACCCCCGTTGAATGCGAGCGCCTTCAGGGCTTCCCCGACAACTTCACGCAAATCCCGTGGCGCGGCAAGCCAGCCGACCAGTGCCCCGATGGCCCGCGCTACAAGGCGCTGGGCAATAGCATGGCGGTTCCGTGTATGCGGTGGATAGGCAAACGCATACAAATGGTAGAGGAGATAGCATGAACCGCGCCTCCATACGCAAGATAGGCGAGCAGAACAGTGATCTGGTAGACGGCACTCAGGACGACGAGCAGATTGAGCCGTTTGAACTGCGCATATTGGCTACAAGACTGGAGGCACAGGCGGAGATGATTGAACGGGAGCTTCACAAGTGACTAAGCCCATCCTCAAATACCACATAGGCAGGACAGACACCGGCAAGCCTAGACCCGCTCCCGACATGTTCCCGTATCTGGGCCACCGCACCATGAAGGAGATCATGGACAAGGAAGAGCGAGACAGGGCCAACCTAGCCAAAGGACGCCTAGCCAAGAGGAAGTGACATGATTGACTACACTGGACTTACCGACGAACAGGCCAGCGCGCAGAGGATGGCGGATAGGGGCTTCATGATCGCATCAAGGCCATCAAGGTGATCCGTGAAGCAATCTATGCTGAAGCCATCGCCATCAAGGAGCAGATCGCATGAGCTTCTACCCCACCCTCACCGCCGCCGAAGATGACCTCAAGGCACAAGGCTTCACTGAGCGCACTGACATTGGAGACAACCTCTGGTCCAAGCCCGATAAGGTAGATGACTGGTACGGCGGATACACTACCAACGCACTGGTCGAGATCGTCCACAACAAGGTCGATAAGCAGTGGGGTAAGCCAGACTACTACAGCCTGCGCTTCCTCTAACAACCATAGATTGACCACAGCCCAAAATACTATACCTTACACGGAGCATGGATACCTCCAGTTGCTCCCAAACTAAGGCCGGGACATAAAACACCCCGGCCCCTTTTCATCACAACATCTCAGTGCTACATAGGACAGATCGAAAGCCTGTCTTCCTACGGAGCATACGATGTCGGCAACCAATACCCAGAACAACAAACCATCCAAACGCAAGACCGACACAGACTGGACCGCCCTCCGTCTCGAATACATCAACGGAACTATATCTCTCAGAGACTTAGCTGACCAACATGGTGTAAACGAGTCCACAGTCTGTAATAGAGCCGCAAGACATGGATGGGAAAAAGACCGAGAGCGCCTAAGAGCAGAAGTGAGCATCGTCGCCCAAGAGAAGCTCACCGAAGAACACATCGATAAACTCTCCGAATTTAACGCCGAAGACATCAAGGCAGCAGAAGCAATCCGCAAGAAGGCATATGAGCTTCTTCCCTTCACCACAGACAATGCTGGGCTTCGCGCTCTGGCTGGCGCACTGGCTGAGGCACAAAAGATCGGACGCCTCGCTCTAGGTGCAGAAACAGCCAACACGAAGACCACAGGCAAGATGGACCTCAATATAGCCCAGCCTGAGGACATCACCCACATCCTCGCTGAGATGGAACAGATGGCAACGAAAGCCACTGTCCAGTGAGCAGCCTAGCCGACAGGCTCAAAGGGAAGACCCTGCGCACACAAGACGCAGCCTTCCTTAAATGGCAGGCGGCGTGGCTGAAGACCGCTCGCCCACAGCAGATGATCAACTTCGACTTCACCGAATGTGGCATCATGGCTGGCCGAGGATACGGCAAGACCCGTGTAGGCGCGGAGTGGCTTGCCAAGGCGGTCTACCTCGACACTAGCGGCTTCGATAGCTGCGTCATCGCTCCGACCTATCAGGACGTAAAGTTCACCTGCTTTGAGGGCGAGAGTGGATTGATGTCTGTTATCCCGCCTGAGCTGATCCACAACTACAACAAGAGCGATATGGTAATTGAGATGTTCAACATCTCTGGCGGCATATCCGCGATCCGTGGTTTCACTGCTGAGAAGCCTGAGCGGCTGAGAGGCCCGCAGAACACGAGAGCTTGGTGCGACGAGCTTGCCGCGTGGCAGTATGACGAGACATGGGACATGATGATGATGGGCCTGCGCCTAGGCGATAAGCCACAGGTGCTGTGGACCACTACACCCAAGCCCAAGGAGATCGTCCGTAAGCTGGTCACCTCAAAGGAGGGCAGGGTGATCGTCACCGGCTCAACCTATGACAACAAGGCGAACTTGCCGAAGAGCTTCTTCGCCCAGCTAGAGCAGTACGAGGGCACCCGCCTAGGACGCCAAGAGCTTCACGGCGAGATGATCGACCCGGAAGAGAGTGGCATCATCCAGAGGTCTTGGTTCCGCCTCTGGCCTGCCAAGAACCCGCTGCCCCGGTTCGACTGGATCATCATGTCGCTCGACACCGCCTACACTGAGAAGACCGTAGACAAGAAGGGTGACCCTGATCCGACCGCATGTAGCGTGTGGGGAGTTTTCCACCATGAGAAGCGCAGCAACATCATGTTGCTCGACTGCTGGGAAGATTACCTTGGCCTGCCGGAACTGATGCGCAAGGTGAAGCGGGAACTGAATACCGCCTATGGCGATGACGAGGACATTGCCCTGATCAAGCCGATGTTCGGATCGTCAAAGCCTCTGACATCAGGACGCAAGCCCGACATCCTGCTGATCGAAGACAAGGGCAGTGGCATCAGCCTTCGCCAGATGCTGGCTGAGAGTAACATCGAGGCATACGCCTACAACCCCGGCAGAGCGGACAAGCTGTCGCGCCTGCACATTGTCAGCCCTGTGTTCGCCCAGAAGCGTGTGTGGCTACCTGAGAGCGATAAGTATCCCGGCAAGCCCCGGACATGGGCAGACCCGCTTGTGACGCAGCTATGCTCGTTCACAGGAGAGGGCAGCATCAAGCACGATGACTTCGTGGACAGCACAACGCAGGCGGTCCGCCTGTGTCTCGACAAGGGACTGGTCTCTACGCTTGCTGAGCGTAAAGTGGACAGTCCTCCGCCGAAACAGTATAGCAATCCCTACGCACAATAATTGGAATGGTCATGGAAGACGAAGACGAAGACATCTATGACGGTGAATACATGGCCCTTCCTGAAGAGGAAGAAGGTGAAGTAGAGGACACGCCTGATGGTGGCGCTATTGTGCGCTTCGATGAGGAAGAGCCTGAAGGCGAGAGTGAGTTCTACGCCAACCTTGCTGAGACAATTCCTGAGACTGACCTTGGCAGGCTGTCCTCACGTTTCCTTGACTTGATCGCCAAGGACAAGGAAGCCCGCAAGAGGCGCGACGATCAGTACGAAGAAGGCTTGAGGCGCACTGGTTTGGGAGATGATGCTCCCGGTGGCGCACAGTTCTCTGGTGCATCGAAGGTGGTGCATCCGATGCTGACCGAGGCGTGTATCGACTTTGCTGCTCGCGCCATGAAGGAACTGTTCCCGGCAGAAGGCCCTGCCAAGGATTACATCCCCGGCAAGGTGACTGAGACCAAGGTCGCCAAGGCTGAACGCAAGACCAAGCTGCTCAACTGGCAGATGACTGTGCAGTGCCCTGAAGTGAGGGCAGAGCTTGAGCAGTTGATGACGCAGGTGCCGCTGGGCGGCGCACAGTACATGAAGCTGGGATGGGATGAGAAGCGCAACCGCCCGACGTTCCTGTTCGTGGCGATTGATGACATGTACCTGCCCTATGCGGCGACGAACTTCTACACGGCTCAGCGCAAGACGCATGTCCAGTACCTGACGCAGTTGGATTACGATGAGCGTGTCAAGAGTGGCATGTATCGGGACGTAGACCTTCGTGCCGCTGGTATGGAGCCTGAACTGTCCGAGGCGGGCAAGGCCAATGACAAGATCGAAGGCAGGGAGTCTACGTCTTACAATGAGGACGGCCTGCGGATCGTCTATGAGATACATGCCATTGCGGCGGTAGGTGATGACGAAGAGGCTTCGCCCTACATCATCAGCATTGATAAGCCGACCGGCAAGGTTCTGTCGATCTACCGCAACTGGGATGAGGATGACGAGACCCGCGAGGAACTGCTGTGGTTCGTGGAGTGGCCGTTCATCCCTTGGCGTGGTGCCTATCCGATAGGCCTGCCGCACATGATCGGTGGCCTGTCTGGCGCTGCTACAGGCGCTCTGAGGGCCTTGATGGATGCGGCGCACATCAGCAACACCCCGAGTGGTTTGAAGCTCAAGGGAGCCAAGATCGGCGGACAGAGCGAGGCTCCTGTTCCGGGTGAGATACGCGAGATTGAGGGCGGCTTGAACGTGGACGATGTCCGCAAGCTGTTCATGCCGATGCCCTACAATCCGCCTAACCCTGTGCTGTTCTCATTGCTGGGCTTTCTGGTTGATGCTGGCAAGAACGTGGTCCGCACGGCGCTGGAGGACATTGCTGACAGCAACCCGAATGCCCCTGTCGGTACAACGCTGGCTAAGCTTGAGCAGGGCATGGTCGTGTTCTCTGCGATCCATAGCCGGTTGCATGACGCGATGGCCCGCATGCTTCGGATACTTCACCGTCTGAACGGGATGTATCTGGATGACGAGCGTTTGGAGAACGAGGCGGGCGAGGAACTGGCGACACGCAAGGACTTTGATGGTCCTCTGGATGTGGTTCCGGTCAGCGATCCTAACATCTTCAGCGAGACGCAGCGGTATGCTCAGGTGCAGGCCCTTGTGCAGCGCGCCTCTCAGATGCCGCAGTTGTATAACCAGCGCAAGGTTGAGGAGCGGCTGCTCGACACACTGAAAGTTCCGAATGCCAAGGAACTGCTCAACCCTGCTGTTGAGCCGAAGGAGCAGAACGCGGTCAATGAGAACGTGGCTGCCTCTTTGGGTAGGCCGATCATGGCTTTCCCCGATCAGGATCACCTTGCGCATCTGGAGACGCACATTGCGTACATGATGGCCCCGATGCTGGGTGCCAATCCGCTGATCGCCCCTGCCTATCTCCCTGTGATCCTGAACCATCTGAAGGAGCATATTGCGCTGTGGTATGCCCGGACGGTGGCTGAGATCGCCAGTGACGCTTTGGGCGAGGACATTGGCAAGATGATGAAGGAACTTGGCCCGGATGTAGACACCCGCCATGAACTGGATCGATTGCTGGTTGAGGCGAGTGGCGCTGTGACCGCACAGAGCGCGCAGTTGTTTGCTCAGATACCGCCGATCATCCAGCAGGCTCAGCAGATGATGCAGCAGTTTGCTCCGCAGCCGATGCAAGACCCGAAGGCAGCGATTGAGGGGCAGAAGCTTCAGCAGCAGATGCAGATCGAGCAGATGCGTATGCAGAACGATGCACAGCAGGCTCAGATGCGCATGCAGGCTGACGCACAGCAGGATCAGGCCCGCATGGCACTTGACCAGCAGCAGATGCAGTTTGCCGCCCAGAAGGCCCAGCAGGATGCCCAGATGAACATGGCTGAGATGCAGGCACGGGTGCAGATCGCTACTCAGCAGCAGCAGGCAGAGGACGCTCGCAAGGCGGCTGAGTTGCAGGCTCGTCTGACCATGAACACGGATGACAACAGGACGGCGATGGAACTGGCTGCGGCAGAGATAGCCAGTGGCGAGCATATCGCTGTGAGTACGGGAACGGGGATCAATCCTAATCCGTGAGAGTATTACCCATCTTCCGCTTAGGCTGGAGAAACCAAGCCCGACATCACTTGTGATTAGGGGAAACGAAGGACTGAATGACATGGCTAAGAATGATGCTGCGCTGAGCAAGGGCAAGCCTACTACGGCTGGTCTGACTGCTGAGAACACGAACCTGCACAAGCTTCTCAAGATGGGCCAGTCGCCCAAGTTTGAGATCACGGGCAGCAAGAAGACTTCTGCGTGAGACTGGAGAACCTGTTGCAGCGGCTGGAGCAGGAGCAAACTGTGCTTGCTCACCAGTCGTTGCAGCAGCCCATTCCGGGTGACTTCAACTACGGCAAAGCCGTGGGAATGTACGCTGGCCTTGAATTGGCAAAGCGCGTCCTGATCGACCTAGTGGCCGAGAAGGATAGGAGAGAGTTGAACCTTTAACCTGCTGAAAGGAGCGAAAGATGCAGGCGTATGAGATGAACAAGGTTGAGTTTGCGTATGAGGGAGAGGCTGATGCTTTCCCGGACATTGATCCGGGGGTGCGACCTTTTGGCAGCAGGGTATTGCTGCAAATCCGCAAGGCAAAGACGAAGACCAAGGGTGGGATTATCCTTGCTGGCGAGACGCGAGACACGGAAACGTGGAACACGCAGGTCGCCAAGGTGAGGGCGCTAGGTCCGCTTGCTTTTCACAACCGCAACACGATGGAGCCGTGGCCTGAGGGTTCTTGGGTAAAGATCGGCTCGTATGTTCGTGCGCCGAAATACGGGGGAGATCGTTGGTCTGTCCGCGTAGAGGACGGAGAGGAGATACTCTTCGTTTTGTTTAACGACCTCGACTTGCTGGGCGAAATCACAGGCGATCCGCTTGCGATGAAGTCCTTTTTGTAAGTCGATAAGGCTAGAAAGGAGCCGGTCATGGATATGTTGACTGAAGATGATGATGATCTTCCCGAGGATACTTCGGAAGATATTATTCCTGTAACGGATGAAGATGAGGAACAGGAAGATGAACGCCTAGCGCAGAGCGAGGATGATAGCGACGAGGAGATTTCCTCTTCCAGCAATCGTGATCGTCGGCGCAAGAGGCGTGAGATACAGAAGAAGGCGCGAGATGCCGCTCAGCGAGAGTTGGCAGAACTGCGTCAGACTGTGGCCCATCTATCGCAAAGGTTGTCACAGACCGAGACGCAGACGGCAACGGCTGCGGTCAATTCGGCTGGTCAGACGATCCATCAGCAGTTGGCTCAGGCTATGCTTGAGGTTCAGCAGGCGGAGCAGATCATTGCTGCGGCTACTGAGGCTGGCAATGGTCAGGACGTTGTTGCTGCCATGCGGATCAGGGATCAGGCCATTTCCCATGCGCAGCAGCTACAGGGTGCGAGCCAGCAGGTAGAGGCGGCTAGGCATCAGGTTAATGCACCTCGCGTAGACCCTAATACGGTCAACTACGCGAAGGAGTGGATGGCAGCTAATCCGTGGTACGATCCGCAGGGTAGGGACACGGACAGTGCCGTTACAAAGGCGATTGACAATCAGTTGGCTCAGGAGGGCTACAATCCTTCAAGTCGATTGTATTGGGAGGAACTAACTTCCCGTGTCGCTGATGCTATTAATGGCAGTGATGGTGGTTCTTCTGGTGGCAGGCGTAAAGGTCCGCCGACTGGAAATACTAGAGAACATGCGCCTGTAAGTACCAAGCGTGAAATGTACGTGACAGCCGAAAGAAAACAGGCTATGATCGAAGCCGGTGTGTGGGATGACCCCAAGACACGCCAACGCTATTTAAAGGCGTATCAGGCTTACGATAATGGTTCGGCTCGCTAACTAGGAGTGAGACAACATGATTGATAAGAATGAAGACGCCAGACTGAAGAAGGACTTTGATGTGGTTGGTCGCCGTGAGGCTACCCGGCGAGGTCAGGACCGACAGGTAACTGAGTCGCGGGAAGTCACCGAAGATGACCGACTGGAGATGTTCCGAAATCAGTTGTTCAATGACGCACTTCCTGATTTGCCGGACCTTCCGGGCTATCATATGTGCTGGCTCACCACTACCAATCCGCGTGACCCCATCCATAGGCGTATGCAGCTAGGCTACGAGCCACTGTCGCCGGAAGAGGTTCCCGGAATGGCCCATGCCACACTCAAGACCGGGGAATACTCGGGAATGATTGCGGTAAACGAGATGGTTGCATTTAAGCTGCCCTTGAGCCTCTACGAGAAGTTCATGCAGGAAGCTCACCATGATGCGCCGCTTCGTGAGGAAGACAAGCTTGCTGAGGTCGCGGATATGATGCGCGAGCAGGCGGAACGAGCCGGTGGCAGGATACTTGAAGGTGATGGGATGTCGGAGATGCGTGAATACGCTCCCCGTCGTGGTATTTTTTCCTGACGGGGTAAATCGCAACCCTTAATGGAGTACCAGCCATGTCTTCGACTTCGGCTCCTTTTGGTCTCCGTCCGGTTTATTCGCCCAGTGGTGTGGTTCGCCCCACCGCTTACACGATGGACCCGACGTATGCGACCACCATCTACCAGAACCAGCCTGCAAAGCTGAACGGCGGTTACGTTGAGGCAGCGGGCGTTGGTGAACGCTTCATTGGCACCTTTCAGGGTGTTGAATGGACGGACACTGACGGTCGCCGCCGTGTGAGCAATAAGTGGAGTGCCCAGTCGGGTGCTACCGACATTACGGCTTACGTCACGCTTGACCCGTCGATTGTCTATGAAATCCAGAGTAATTCGGCAATGACTGTTGCAGACATTGGCGCGCAGTACGATTTCACGGCTGCTTCGGGCAATTCCACTACTGGCCTCTCTTCGCAGATGCTGGATGTGGCTTCCACCGCCTCTAACGCTTCGCTTCGGGTGATCGACATCACTCCGGGGCCGAATAACGCTTGGGGCGATACCTACGTCATCGTGCAGGTTCAGGTCAGCGAACATCAGAATGTCGCTGATCGGGCTGCTTACTAAGGAGGGCTTGACCAATGGCTACCCCAATGCGGAGTACTGATTTCCGCTCCATCGTCGAGCCGATCCTGAACGAAGAGTTCAACGGCATCTATGACCAGCGTGCAGACGAATGGTCGCAGGTCTTCAAGGAGTTCAAGGGCATCCCCCGGAACTACCATGAAGAGCCGGTTCTCTACGGTTTCGGTGCGGCTCCTGAACTGCCTGATGGCATGCCGGTCACTTACCAGTCTGGCGGTGTTCTCTTCATTCAGCGTTACGTCTACCGTGTCTACGGTCTGGCTTTCGCGCTGACGAAGGTTCTCGTCGAGGATGGCGACCACATCCGTATCGGTCAGACCTATGCGCGTCACCTTGCTCAGTCGCTGATTGAGACCAAGGAAACGCTGGGTGCGAACATCCTGAACCGCGCCTTCAACGCCTCGTATGTGGGCGGCGACGGCAAGGAACTGGTTGCGACCGACCACCCGATCTCGGGCGGCACCTTCTCCAACAAGCTCTCTACGGCAGCGAACCTGTCGCAGACCTCGCTGGAGCAGCTTCTGATCCAGATCAGGAACGCTGTGGACAACAACGGCAAGCGCATCCGTCTGACGCCGAAGAAGATCGTTTCCGGTCCTTCGAACGTGTTTCAGGCTGAAGTGTTGCTCAAGTCCGCGCTGCGGGCTGGCACGGCCAACAATGACGTTAACCCGGTGCGCTCGATGGGCCTGCTGGATGACGGTCAGGCCAACCTTTCGCGTATCACCTCGACCACCGCTTGGTGGGTTGAGACGGATGCGCCGGAAGGTCTCAAGCTGGCTATGCGCCGTGGTCTTGAGAAGTCGATGGAAGGTGACTTCGAAACCGACTCCATGCGTTACAAGGCGACCGAGAGGTATTCGTTCGGGTGGACTGACCCCCGTGGTGTTTACGGGACGCCGGGCCTGTAATAAGTCATTAAAATCTAACAATTTTATCTGACTTGAAAAAGACCTCTTCCGATACTAGGATACACTCCTAACTATCGGAAGAGGTTCTTTTTTATGCGTAAACAGCACGATGTTTGCATCTACGAGGGGTGCGAACGTAAGCACCACGCTAGAGGTTGGTGCCTGACGCACTACATGCAGTTCAAACGAGGTGCGACACCGATAGGTCCGATCAAGACCCGCGAACAGGGCAAGCTGGAAGAGTGTGCCGAGGATGGTTGCCGCGAACCGGTCAAGGCCAAAAACCTGTGTAAGATGCACTACCAACGGCTGCTGCGTCACGGACACACCAAGCACCGAGATCGTAAGATGCCCGCCAAGCCTTGCGCGATTGAGACCTGCGACAACTATCTCTACGCCAAGGGCTTGTGCCATGCACATTACATCAAGCAGCGTAAATGGCGCAGTTTTGGTGTAGATGCCGACCGCTATCAGGAGATGCTGCGTGAGCAGAGTGGTGTTTGCGCAATATGCGAACAGCCTGAACGATCCCCTGATAAGGCATCGGGAAAAACAAAAGACCTAGCTATAGATCACAACCACAAGACAGGCGCAGTACGCGCTTTGCTGTGCAGCAACTGCAATCGCGGCCTTGGCCTATTTGATGACAACCTTGAGTTGTTGTCCAAGGCTATAAACTACCTTGCTAGACATACGACCAGCAACCACTAGAAATGACATAGTCGCTGTGCTACAGATGCGCCGCTATAGCAACCTTTTGCAAAAGGACATTCCTATGGGTACGTACATGACTGGCCCGTTTCAGACGGGCACTGGTCTCGACAACACTGGTCAGGACACCGGCAACGTGGTTCTGAGCCAGAGTTCGGTTATCACTTTTGATACCACTCTGGTGCAGAATGCCACGTTCAAGGTTCCTGCCAATTCGCAGCTTGTTGACATCATCGTTGACGATCTGGTTGGCTACAACAGCGCGACTTCGGCTACGTTCTCGGCTGGCATCACTTCTGGTGGCACTGAGTATGTTTCCGGCGTTAACGCCAAGACTACTGGCCGCAAGTCGAATAGCTATTCGGCAACGCAGCTTAGCAACATGGCGAGCGTTGGCAGCAATACTTCTGTTATTGCCACTGTGACTTCGGTCGGCCAGCCCACGGCTGGTTCGGTTCGTGTCACTCTGCTTTACGTCCAGAAGTGACAAGCTACTGAAGTAGTGATATAGGCTAGGGGCTGCTGAATAGATTGGAAGTTTTCAATCGAAAGGCGGCCTCTAGTTTTATGAGGGCATCAAGATGACCGACGCAGTTACATCCCAGACGATCTTTGACGGCGAGCGGGAAGTTGTCATGAAGTTCACGAACATCTCTGACGGCACGGGCGAGACTGCTGTGCTGAAGGTAGATGTATCTGCTCTTTCTCCCAGTTCTTTTAGCAAGGCTTGTGATGGCGTCTCTCTGGAGCGCATCCATGCTTCGATTAACGGCATGTCGGTAAACTTGCTGTGGGATGCTACTGCGGACGTTCCGGCAGTGATCCTTGCGCCGGGTATGTATACGTTCAAGCATGACCGCATTCAGCTTCCCAACAATGCCGGGGCTGGCAAGACGGGCAATATTCTTTTCACCACCATTGGGGCCAGTGCTGGGGACACTTACAGCATCGTGCTTGAGATGGTGAAGTCTTACGCCGACTGATGCGTGGTTCGTCTGACTTTGCTGTGAAGCCTTACGCCAAGGGCGGCGGGGCTTGGACGCGCAAGGAAGGGCAGAACCCTGAAGGCGGTTTGAATGCTAGGGGCCGTGCTTCCTTGAGGGCGCAGGGCCATGACATCAAGCCTCCTGTGAGCGCCAAGCAGGCGTCTAAATCTCCCAAGGCTGCTGCTAGGCGCAAGTCATTCTGCGCCCGTATGTCTGGCATGCCGGGGCCTATGAAGGACGAGAAGGGGCGTCCGACACGCAAGGCATTGTCTCTACGCAAGTGGGACTGCCGAGCGGAGGGTGGACCGATCTGGAGCGAAGATCGGCCTGAAGGATTGGCTAAGCCCAAGCCTCTCTCAATAAAGCGCAAGGCTTTTGCCAAGCGCCGAGCCAAGGCTGCTGGTCGGCCTTATCCCAACATGGTTGATAATATCGCTGCTGCGCGCAGAAAGGGTAAATGACATGGCGTATCCGTATCAGATGAACATGGGCTACCAGCAGCCTAACTTTGCTGGCGGCATGAACAGCCAGATGCCGGGACAGGCTCCGAATATGGGTGTTCCTAGCATGGGTGTTCCCCCTGCTCCGATGCCGTATCAGCCCCAGCCGATGTTTGGTATGCCGCAGACCTATAGCCCGTATCCGCAGCAGCAGAGTTACGGCCAGACCTCCTACAGCCCAGCGTCTAGCCCGGCGGGGCAGCAGATGAATTGGAATGCGATCCCGGACTTCCGACAGTTTGGGAACATGGGTGGTTATAAGTTCACTGAGCCTATGTATACGCCGCCGCCTCCTTCGGGCAATCAGCAGCCCATTGGCGGTCTCGGTCAGCCCGCGAACACCCCCCAGTATACCACCTACAGCGCAGGCCCCATGGGGCTTCCTGTGACGATTGATCAGTCGCTTATGGGTGGTGCGCCCGCAACTGGCTCCAATACGCAGTCCAGCTACGCGCAATACAATTTTGATCCGGTTACTCAGGAATATTTAGATCGGATGGAAAAGCGAAGTGCTATGGTCCCAGACATGGGGACATGGCGGTACGAACCGGCAACGCAGTCGTTTATCAACGTAGGTGCATTTATGCCTCCCGGTGTCCCAGCGCCAAGGATCACCCTCGCTGAAATGCAGCAGAGGGCGAAAGCAGATGCTGCGGCCCGCGCTAGTTCTCCCGACCAGTCTCCCTTCGGAGTTAAGCCGATAGCTGTGCAGACGGGTGCGCCGCCGACTGGGAATACAGTAAATGCCGAAGCAGGCATTCCGGGGTGGATGCGGATGGCTCCCAGTCCAGAACGCACAAAGCAATACGAAGCATGGAGGGCTACACAACCCGCCGACATTGTCGCCCAATCTGATGCTGCAATGAATTATACTCCCCCCACAAGACAGTCTCCGTTCGCGGTTAACACAACGGCACAGACGGGTGCGCCTAAGACTGCGGCTCCCGTCAACAACACCCCCATGTCTACACCGACCCCGCAGCAGATTGCTAAACGGAACATGATGAACTTGCAGCAGTCTTTGCTTGAAGCTGGCTCTCGCGGACCTGCTGGTCTTCAGAGGTTCTTGGATCAGTTGCCTAAGACCGGATTGACGCCCCAGCAGATCAGGGCGCAGCAGCAGGCCCAGATGCAGTTGCGTAATCAGCAGAGGCTTCGCAACCCGTCTCTGTCTGCTGATCCGTTCACCTACACTCCGCGCCCTGCCGCTCCTGTGATGCCCGCTCCTACGCCTCAGGTTAATCAGGTGACGCGCAGGATGAACCCTAACGGGACTTTTAGCGTTGTCCGGTAAGGTGAACAGGTTTTGAAAGGTAACTGACATGGATGGTTTCAAGAACAGCACCAAGACCCACTACGTAAAGGGTGGCATGTGCGAAGGGTATGCCACGGGTGGCCGCGTCAAAAAGATGGCTAAGGGTGGCTCATCTTCTGACGAGTTCAGCACTGATCCCGCAGGTAACATTGCGCGTTATGAGCGCAAAGTAAACACGGACAGTTCCGGGATTGGCGGGAGCAACATCAGCGTCGGTGGTGTGGGCATGCCTGTGCGTACAATGACTGGTCAAACGCTTGGTAGGGGTGTGGGCGCTACTGTGTCAGCACCAATAGGTGGTATCCGCCGTGCCAAGGGCGGCAAGGTGTCTGGCGCAGCCAAGATCGCCAAGGTTATGGGTGAGTTCAAGTCTGGCAAGCTGCACAGCGGCTCCAAGAAAGGCCCCGAGGTCACTAACCCCAAGCAGGCCGTTGCTATTGCCATCAGCGAGGCGCGGAAGTCTGGTGCGCGTGTTCCGGTCAAGAAAAAGGGCGGTGGCCGGATTGACCGCAACATGATCGAAAGCACCTCGTCGCGTCCCACTGGCCGGGACATCGCCCCTGTGGATCGCCTAGAGGGCAATGAAACCCCTCGCTCTGTGACTGTCGAGCGGCGCAGCGTAACCGTTGAACCGGGCAAGCGTTATCGTGGCCGAGAGGGTGATATTCCTGTTGGTCCCCGCACTGATCGGGAAATGAGGATGACGCCGAGCGATCTGGACCGCACTCTGCGCACTCTTCCTTCAGAGCGTGGTGAAATGCGGCGTGGACCTGCTGGGGCTGGCTTTAGTGTGCGTCCTCTTGTAGAAATGGCGCGTGACGCACTTGGATTTAAGAATGGTGGCCTTTCCAAAATGCCCCGTGGCAAGAAGTGCTGATAGGAGTTTGAACAATGGCTAATGCGCTCTACCCCAAGTGGAAGGAGGCTCTCCTTCAGTTCACTACGAACAACAACCTTTCCAGTGGCACAGTTAAGGTCGCACTGGTTACGTCTGGCTACACATACTCGTCCAGTGACCAGTATTACAGCAGCGTCAGCGCCTCGGTTGTAGGCACTCCTCAGACGCTGGGCAGCAAGACGTTTACCAATGGCGTGTTTGATGCTGCTGATGTCACTTACACGGCTGTAACCGGCTCTCAGGTTGTGTCTCTGGTGATCTACATCGACACCGGCAGCGCGGCTACGTCTCCGCTGGTGGCCTTCATTGACACTAGCGTGACGAACCTTCCGGTCACACCAAATGGCGGCGACATCGCAATTACATGGAATGCTTCTGGTATCTTCGCTCTTTAAGTCGATAAGGAAACGGCGGAGGCGAGATGATGGAAACGACATGCGCGGTATGCAGGCTCTCTGACGGGCTTGTGATCAACATCATCGTCGCGTCTCCCTCCGACCCGGCACCGGATGGGTGCCAGCTTGTCGAGATCATGACCGGCCAAGCCTGCGACATTGGCTGGTACTACGCTAATGGCACCTTCAACGGCCCCCGCACCTACG